GACTATATGTTCTTTCAATTCTTGCCATAATCGAAATCATTTTATGTTGCAGATAAAACCTTTGATGATTCTGAGTGCCCGACAATCTTGGTTTTACCTTAGAATTATGCCGCAAAGTTAAGATTATTATTTTGAATAAGCAAAGTTTTTTGAGCATTTTTCTTGGCGGTTTATCAAAAATGTGTTATTTAGTGCAGGAAAACTGCAGGAACCTGAATATCATGTAAAGGGAGAATTTTGAAATGAAGAAAATGAAAAAATTCGGAATGAAATCATGAGTGGCTGACAACGGAATATTTCCTCCTTTTTTTACTTTCCTCTTTTTAATTCTAACCGGTATTATGTAAACGAATTTTATATTACTTTCACAATATTTCACGTGAAATGTAACCTCTAGTTAGCAGATAAGCACAAAAGTGCGTAAACTACCACAACACCAAAATAAAGTTGTGTCACTTTTGCTATAAATGAACAAGAGGGTGGAGAAAGCGAGGAAATTTACTCGCTTTTGCGTTTTTGCTGGCTTCGCCAGCCTTACCTGCTTGAGTGTTCGACCAACGGAAATGTAAAAAAGAACATAATTTTGACGTTTGAAAAGCTCCTTCGTCGCAATTCAAACGACAAAATTATTGTCCTTTTTCTGCTCCGCTGGGCGCACAACATAATAAACGTCACGACATGGAAAATTTGCCTACGCAGAATTTTCTGATGTCGCAACGTCTATTATGTTGCGCTCAATGATAAACGATAACTAGCGATTAGGGGGCACCACTCCGTGCCCCCTATAACCCCTGGAGCAAGCGTGACGCTTAACCCATCTGCCTCCGGCGGCTCTACCGAGGGTGTTCTTTGGCATTGCCCAAAGAACCAAAGGCTAGTGTTTTTCATAGGTATTACTGCCTAACGGATTGAGTAGAAGTGGCTGGGTTGTCGTTTCCTTCTGCGGAAACTCGCACATATACAAAATAAATGCGCACGTACGTAAATCGCACGCGCGCAAATGTTAATCTTTAGCATGAAACCATAGCCAACGTATGGCAGCAACCAACAAGGCTAGAAACAAAAAGAACGGCAGTAAAAACATGCCAATAATTACTAAATCAAATAATCTATCCATATAAAGATAACGGGAGATAAGAGAATATATTATATTAATTACCTGTAACACCGTGACGACCACGCCACATATTGTAATAAATAGGGTCATGGAAATCAAGCATATTCTCCTTTTGCTGACGTTCAGACTGCGCACCAGCAATTCCGGCCTCATAGAATATTCTATCGGTAACAGCTTTAACAGTATCTTGCTTAATCTTGTTATCAGTCTTAGCGGAAAGAGTAGCCTCAAGCTGAGTTTTAACTTGCTCACGAACAAGATTTTTCTGTTCGCCAAGCAACAGAGCATTAGCAGCATTGACAGAAATTTCTGAAAGAGACTTCTGAATATCAACCTGAAGTTTACGAGGAAGATACTTAAGTTCAGTACGCATAATCTCAGTTTGTACTTGAGACTGAACCTTATTAGTAAGATTGAGCTCAGCAACAGAATCAAGTACTTTACCTTGTTTCTGGGCATTTTCAGCTTCATACTGCTTTTGCTTAATCTGAGAATCAGCAGTAGCAGAGTTAATAAAGGTGTTGACACGCAAATTCTTTGCTTGCTCTTCTGACAGCTGTCCATCCTTGACTAACTTGTTAATGGTAGCCTCAAGCTGAGCAGCACGATAATTGCGCTCGATAGACTGAATATCGGCTTCAACAGAAACAGAACGAGTTTGAGCAGCATCCAACTGATTTTGCTGGAAGGTACGAGACAGATTGTTAAAACCTCCGGCAATATTCTGCAAATTATTAGCATACTGAGAAACCTCTTCTGCGGGATTAAGCATTTCAGCGGCAATAGCATCAGGACGATTACCGGAAGTAGCAGCACTTTCAGCATTACCACCGTTCATCTGGGCAATAGCCAAATTAGGGTTAATGCCAGCTTCCTCGAAACGCTTACGTTGAGCGGAAGGAGTGTTGTAAGCAAGTTCCTCTTTCCACTTATCATAATCGTACTGCTTTTGCTCTTGCCACATCTGATAATTAAGCTGATTAGTCTTATCAGCTATACGCTCATTGGAAGAATTGGTAGCCTTAGTTTTAGCACCAGCACCACAACAGAAACAACCAATAGAGAAATTAAGACCAAGAGGTCGGAATACTCCGGCATTGATTAACAGGGCTTGCAACATAATCAATACATTGAAATTGAACAAAAAAATCACTAGACCAAGCTGCAAGAATCAGGAACTCAAGCAACCACTGAGTAGTGAAATCATTTAAACCGCTAGGGCATACACTAAAGTGCATAACCCTAGCAGAGACATTAGACATCATAAGAATTGAAACGCTTAACCAAATCTTTAAGACCAACTTCAAGCTTAGTAAGCTCTTCTTTCTTAAGAGAATCCTCAACTTTCTGCTTTTCAGAGTCAAAATCAAGCATAAGTTGTTTAATTTTCTGAGAACGGTCAGAAAGAAACTGTTGATAACGTGAATCAGTCTGCTTAATAAGTTCATTATCAGAAAGAGAATCTAACTGCTGACGCAACTCAGGAGACAAAGAATCAGAGACAGACTCAAAACGGGCGAGAATCGCATCCTGCAAGTTACGAGAGCCTACCAACTCATTAATACGAGAAAGAATGAAAGAATCTGAATGAACAGAAACAGAATCACCGAAACTTTCTATCTGCAAGTCTTCACCAATGGGAGAGACGTATACAACGCAATCATTATTTTTCAAACTCATAATCGTAAAATTTAACCAGAATATGGAAGACCATAACGAGACAGACGTCTAATTACGTAAGCCATATTTACCAAACCAACATACAAATTATCATCACTAGTCAAAAGCGTTTTCTGATTGAGGAAAATCGACTTAACCAAATCAGGACGGCAATTAAACAACTCAGGAGCAAGAGTAGTAGGCAAATTCGTAGAACTCAACAACTGATGTAAACGGTCTAAATCAAGACCGGTTACCCAATTGCCCAAGGAGAAACAGAATTCACCATTAAATCGGTCGTAACTTGTCTTATACTCTGCATAACGTGGAGCATAACCAAAAGAATCAGTAGGCTTATGAATAGTACCACCAGAAACAACAGGAATTCCGTGTAAATTGTCAAAATAACTAGGCATCATAATTTCACCTACAACAGACTGCTGCATGCCGATAGAATCCAACTCAGGAATAACAAAGTCAGAGGCATCTGTTTTCAACAAAGTACGGTCAACACCAACATGAGCATAATCAAGAACAGGAACACAGCGATAAATACCGAGCACAATACCATAAGTATCAGCAGTAAACTTAATTTTACCGTGACCTTGACCGATAGGAGCAGCTTTAAGAGCATTAGACTGAGACCAATCTGCAAGGTTCGAGTTAACCTGAGGATTAACATCAATCATCGAAGATGCACCACCGAGGAAGTAGGAGACAGTATCGGAATGCTTTGGAGTAACACCAAAATGAGCCTCAATCTGAGAGACGAAATCAGAATCATTAGCAAGCTGAATCTCCTTATACTTCTGCAAAGCAGTAGCCTGACGCAAAGCAGCAATACTCAATTGACCGGAAAGAGCAGTATTGATAGTAGCAGAACCGGAAAAGGAATGGTCATGATAAATAAAAGTAGATGAAGAGTTATCTAATTTTAAATTACCATTAGCAGTAGACTGAACAGGCTGTTCCATCTCCCAATTACCTGATTTTGTTTTCCAACGACCTGCATCAACACTAGTAGTACCATTAATAGACGCAGAACCGGAAGCATTACCCAAGTTAAGATTTACAACAGACTCAGAACCAAACTGAGGAGTAGGCAAAACACCGTTAAAATAATCAAGTGGCAAATTGCTGAAACGCATATCCAAAAGGGTAAGGTTATCTTTACCTGAGAGATTATTTTTCCAAGGCAACAGAGATGAAATATCCAAAGAACCTGATTTATCAGGAACAAGATAATCGACATTACAAAGATAGGCATTATAAGGCTGCCATTGACGGTAAGTGTAATGGTCGTTACATACCTTATGATAAGCAAGCAATCTGAAAATAGACAAATTCAAATTAAAAAAATTACTAGCCTGATTATGGTCAGAATTACCTAAAGAATCAAGTTTATACTTAGTCTGACCTTTAGAAACAGAAAAATTCTGCTCAGGAAAATTACCATAGCCAAGCATCTGCAACAATTTAGCAGAGCAAGCCCAACGATATTCACCATTGTTGTAAAGATTATCCTTAATAAAGTTATAAGTATCAAGGGAATCAATACCAGCATTAGCAAGGGCAGTCAATTCTTCGTGCAAAGCCTTATACTGAACAAAAGGCATCTGAGTAGTAATCTTACTGTTAGAAGTAAGACCCGTAGCAACACGAGAAATATCAGCACCATTAGGCGTTGAAGTCATGTTCATAACCTGAGAATCAAAGTACTTCCAAAGCTGAGAATAAGGCACAAAAAAGAACTGAACATTTTCACGGAGACGAGTATACGCAGCCGAGTCCAAAGGAGCAGTACGAGTAAAGTAGGAGGTATCCAAACTAATAGTATCTCCTGGGTTGAGTTCAAACACAGAGCATGGAATCAATTCACCGACTTTAGCGGTAAAAAGATTTCTGTGCGAAAGGTCAAAAGAGTTCTTCGAAGTCTTATTTTTAAGACCATGAAGACCCATAATATTCGAACGATTAGCCATAAATTATTGATATAAATGTTTATATCTATCTCCAATAGAACGATGTTTAATCAAGTGTTCATGAGAAGAGACAGACTGAGAAACAAAGTTAATAAAATCAGAATCAGGGTTAAGATACTCGATAACAGCAGTAGGTGTAATAAAACGTCTACTAAACCAACCATCGAAATATTTTTTATCTGACTCTAAAGCAGTATAATGCTCACGATAAAGGGATAAGTTAAGGAACTTATAGAAGTTACACCAAATCCGATAGTAATCAGCTAGGGAAATCCCGAGCCAATCAGCCAATTTACAAAAATTCTTACTAGCATACAATACATTTTTAATAGGTAAAACATCATCAGGAGTCTTGGAATGCTTACACAAATCAAAAGTGGACTCCAAATTAACTAATACATCAGCAATATCACTTGGTATCTCATCAAGTGGACGAGTATAGTAATAATAAAACCAATTCTTAAGCCATTGGGCTTGATTACTTACTCTGTAGTAACCGGACAAACGTCCGACTTCTTGCCACAATCCAAATAAGTAAAATACTTTTTCACGAGACATATTAACAAGTCCAGTGAAGACTGGGAAGAATCGAGTGTAATACGACCTCCATATGGTATAAGGAATCTGAGAGCCTTTGCTAGAGTAACGATAATGGAGTCGGAAAAACTCGAAGGTTTCTGACTGAATAGCATTTTTAATTTCTTGTTTGTCCAGAACCTGACCAAAGAATGTGGAGTGCAAAGAGTGGGGTCTACTAAGAGCCGACAAGACGAGGGGAAAGCGAGTACTGCTCGTAACATATCCGGAAACATAATAGTAAGCGGACTTGTCTGTACGTTCCGTAGTCGCAAAACCGAACTTCCAAAGCGAATGAATAGACTCTGAACAATCATTCTCTGTGTAGAACTTGAGGTCGGGGTTTTCTCTGAGCTCCTCAACCGAGGGATAGTAGCAGCGTTCCAAATCTCTTGCCAACTCATCGGAGTCGAAGAATAGTAACAAATGCCAATGCGGACGCAAAGAGTTTGTTCCGTATTCACCAACGATGTAGTAGCGCAACGCAGCGCCATAGTTTCTTTTTGCATATTGCCTAAAACGTTTAATAAATCTCTGAATATCGGGATAATGCAACAAATAAATTACGTCATGAGGTACAAACTTGTGAGAGCGAGAATAGAGACGAGAATACTCGTCACGCTGAGCGCATAATTGACCAATAGACTTTTCAATATCTGAATCATAATCCAAACAATAAGGCTCAAAATACTTATCAACCTTAAGACGGGGAGTAAGTACCTCAAACTCGGCAAAAGAGCCGAAATCAGCGTCCATAGGTACACGAACAGCAGGCACGTTTGCATCATCATAGGTAGGATTGACAAAATAACAATACTTAGCGTTAGACTCTTCGAGAGCAAGCATAGTGGAAAGCGACTTCTGTCTAGACACCTGACAACACTCGCAATGGCGACAAGGATAAAGGAAGACGGAAGAACCTCTATGAATAGCAACCGGAGACGTGCACTTAATATATGGACGAAGATTACTCATTAATACCGATATTTAAAATTACGAAAATAATCACTAGAATGTTCCACAAAAGTGGTATCCTGAATGAGGACTGTACCACGACCATGGAACTGAACAGCACGAGAAGACGTGCAAGACACAAGAGCGGAAATGCCAAGGGTAGAACCAATCAAACCTAAGGCATAAATCAAAACCTTAATAATAATCTTTAATACTTCTTTATTCATATCTATATAAGTTGAAAAAATTGACGTGAATCAGGAGAATAGATAATATCCGTAAAGGATATATCAGGATGAACAAATGTATCTTTAATCATTTGAACAAAGTTCTCAACATAATCGGTAGAAACCGCATAATGTAAAACACGAACAAATTGAATATCGGTGTAGACAATCACACAACGAAGATATTGCCTAAAACAGACTTTCTTTTTTCTCATAACCTTAACGAATTAAATCACGATAAAGTGCATCAGCAACATGACGCAAAGCAGCAGCATCAGTACAAATTGAAGAACTTTCATCATAAACATGATTAGGATAAAAAGAACGGTCAATCTGCCTTAAGAGACGGCGAATCTCGCTTTTATACAAATTCAAATCTTTTCTTTTCATAAGCCAAAAAATTTATTTTTATAATTAACTTACAAACCAAAAACACTAAGTAATTGATTTCGAGGGCAAAGATAAACATTATTTATTTATAACCGGTATTATGGTAAATAGGCGTTATGAGAAAAAGAAAGAGGTGAAATTTGGAACCTGAAAATTGAACGGGTCACCCCTTTCTGAGTATATCTTTTTTGAGTAACTCCTACATCATGCCCGTAAGACGCTGGATGGCGATGACTGCCTGATTGTATTCATTAATCGCATCGGCATGCTTCATCAGAACATCGATGGTTTCCTCGATGA